ATCAACCAGGTGGTACATACAGATTTGCCAATGCTGGTGTCGGAACTTCTGGAACCGATTCTGCAACAGGTCTGTACATCTTTGATAACGGTGGAAACCTACTGGGTATTTCCACTTATGCTGCTCAGCAAGATTGGTTCGATCAGCAAGAAATCACACTGACCACTGGCAATGTCAAGTGGAACAGAGTTGCTGAGAGACCAACTACCACTGCTTATGGTGCTGACAGAAATGCCAGAAACGATGAGGTTCACGTTGTAGTTTACGATGATCTGGGTAAAGTAACTGGCAATGCTGGTACTATTCTTGAGAAGCATCTGAGCCTGTCTAAGGCTACCGATGCTGAGTTCTCTGTTGGTTCTGCTCAATATTGGAGAGCATGGTTACAGTTTAACTCTACAAACATCTTTGGTGGTGGTCAACCTCTCGGTGTAACCACAACTGGTTTTGCTGCTAATGCTGGAACTGGTTACGGTCTGTTTGCCGACGGTGGTTGGGATCAGAAAGCTGCTGACATCGTATTCGATGGTTATGGCAGCAACACTGTAACTCTTGCTGGTGGTAAGAACTACGGTGGAACAACTGGAATCACAACCAACTCTGGTCTTGCCGTTAACGTTGGTGATCTTGCAACTGGTTATGATTTGTTCGAGAATCCTGATGAGTATGACATCGACTTCCTGCTGATGGGATCTGGTGCTCATGGTAAGGAAGAAACTCAAGCAATTGCTAATAAGATCATTGCCGTTGCTGAAGAAAGAAAGGATGTAGTCGCATTCGTTTCTCCCTATCGTCAGGCATTCTTGGCTGATGGTGCTTCTATCTCCCTGAACTCTGCCGCAACCATTACCGATAACCTGGTAAGTTACTACTCTGCTATCACATCGTCTTCTTATGCGGTGTTTGATAGTTCCTACAAGTACACTTACGACAGATTCGGTGATACCTTCCGTTACATCCCAATGAACGGAGACCTTGCTGGCACATGTGCCAGAAACGATATCAACAACTTCCCCTGGTTCTCTCCTGCTGGAACCCTGAGAGGTGCTATTCTGAATGCCGTTAAGTTGGCATACAACCCAACCAAGGGACAAAGAGACACACTCTACTCCAACAGAATCAACCCCGTTGTATTCTCCCCTGGATCTGGTATTGTTCTCTTTGGTGATAAGACTGGTCTGGCAAGAGCTTCTGCTTTCGATAGAATCAACGTTCGTCGTTTGTTCATCTATCTGGAAAAAGCAATCTCGGCTGCTGCTAGAGATCAAATGTTTGAGTTCAACGATGAGATCACGAGAACAAACTTCGTTAGCATCGTTGAGCCTTTCCTCCGTGATGTTCAAGCGAAGAGAGGCATTACTGACTTTGTAGTCAAGTGCGATGAGACGAACAACACTGCTTCTGTGATCGATAACAATGAATTTGTTGCCGATATCTACATCAAACCCAATCGTTCCATCAACTTCATCGGTCTGACCTTCGTTGCCACTCGCACGGGTGTCAGTTTTGACGAAGTTCTCGGAGTATAATTTAAAGAGGTAACAAACCGATGGCGGACTTAATTAGACAACAAAATCCCCCAAAAACAGCTGACCGTACTATTGATAGGTTCAAGAGCAGACTGTCTGGTGGTATCGCCAGACCTAACCTCTTTGAGGTTGTTCTTACTTTCCCCGATCAAGTAGTTGACCCAAGTGTCAACGATCTTGAGTCGAAAGCAAGATTCCTTGTAAAAGGTGCTGCTCTTCCTGCTTCTACTGTCACTCCTATTAACGTTCCTTTCAGAGGACGCAATCTTAAAATTGCTGGTGATAGAACGTTTGATGTCTGGACAGTTACAGTTATCAACGATACCGACTTTGCGATCCGTTCTTCCTTCGAAAGATGGATGAACTCTATTGCTAAGGTATCCGACAACTCTGGTAACACAAACCCAGTTGATTATCAGACAGATGCTATTGTTCACCAACTTGGTCGTGCTCCTGTAAGTGGTGGCAGTGCTGCACAGGAAAGTGCCGTTGATCAACCTATTTTGAGAAGTTATCAGTTCCACGGTGTTTGGCCAACAAACATCTCTGCCATTGAACTTTCTTACGATAACACCGATGCTATCGAAGAGTTCACTGTAGAACTTCAGGTTCAGTGGTGGGAGGCTGTTGGAAACGGTGGTGCGATTGCCTGATAAATAGGAGAATAGAACGCACACTTTAATATGGCAAGGCTCTTTGGTTTCTCTATTGAGGACAACGAGGATAAATCTAAAAGTATAGTCAGTCCCGTCCCCCCGACAAACGAGGATGGGGCTGATTTTTACGTATCCACGGCTTTCGGTAGTCAGACCATTGACCTTGAGGGTGTCTATAGAAGTGAATATGAACTTATTCGTAGATATCGTGAGATGGCACTTCATCCAGAGTGCGATCAAGCAATCGAAAACGTAGTTAATGAAGCTATCGTTAGTGACCTTGATGATTCTCCAGTTGAGATTGATCTCAACAACTTGAAAGCAAGTGACGGTATCAAGGACAAAATTAGAAAAGAATTCAAGCATATCAAAGATCTGTTAGATTTCGATAAAAAGGCACACGAAATCTTTCGTAACTGGTATGTCGATGGTAGAATTTACTACCACAAAGTCATTGACCTCAAGAGACCTCAGGATGGTATTCAAGAGGTAAGATACATTGACGCACTGAAGATGCGTTATGTTAGAAAGGAAAAAGATCAGAATAAAGATAGACCAGATCTGTTCAATAATGCCAATATTGCCGAAAATCAAAGGGTAGTATTCCCTGAGATGGAGGAGTATTTCATGTATACTCCTAAGATCAACTACCCAACCACAGTTCCTACCTACGGTGGTGGAACAAAAGGAGTTAAGATTTCTAGAGATTCCATCTCTTATTGCACTTCTGGTCTTGTAGATAGAAACCGTCACACCGTTCTTTCTTATCTGCAGAAAGCAATCAAGTCTCTCAATCAACTGCGTATGATTGAAGACTCTCTGGTTATCTACAGATTGTCTCGTGCTCCAGAACGTCGTATTTTCTACATCGACGTTGGTAATCTTCCTAAAGTCAAGGCAGAACAATACTTGCGTGACGTAATGAATCGTTACCGCAACAAGCTTGTTTACAATGCCAATACTGGTGAGATTCGTGATGACAAGAAGTACATGTCTATGCTGGAAGATTTCTGGCTGCCCAGAAGAGAAGGTGGACGTGGCACTGAAATCACCACTCTGCCTGGTGGTCAGAACTTAGGTGAACTTGCCGATATTGAATACTTCCAGAAGAAACTCTACAGATCTTTGGGTGTTCCCGAATCCAGAATGCCTGGTTCTGGTGATGGTTTCAACCTGGGTCGTTCTTCTGAAATCCTTCGTGACGAACTTTCCTTCAGTAAGTTTGTTGGAAGACTGCGTAAGAGATTCAGCAATCTGTTCCTGGATATGCTGAAGACTCAGTTGCTCCTCAAGAACATTGTCACTCCCGAAGATTGGGAGAGAATGTCTGAGCACATTCAGTTCGATTATCTGTATGACAATCACTTTGCCGAACTGAAAGAGAACGAACTTCTTACCAATAGACTTGCCCTGCTGCAGCAAGTTGAACCTTATGTTGGCAGATACTACTCCACTGAGTATGTCCGCAGAAAAGTTCTTCAGCAGAAGGATCAAGAGATCATCGAAATTGATCAGCAGATTGAAGACGAAATCGAACGTGGTATCATTCCAGATCCTAATGAGCAGATGCTAGAAATGGAACCTGGAATGTCACCCGAAGGTCAACAACCACCTGAAGAAAATGTCCGTCAAAGAGGAAACGATATGACGGATACTGATCTGGATGTTGGCGTAATATAAATAATCGTTAGACAATAGTATTTAAACCATGGAAGACGTTATTGATCTTATTGCCACTGATTCTTCTGCGTCTGAAATTAGTGACAAAATCAAAGATGCTCTCTACAGCAAAGCTGCTGAAAGAGTAGATGCTTTGAGACCCGTTGTTGCTAATTCTCTTTTCGGAGGAGAAACTGAGAGTGAGCCTGAAGTAGAACCCGAGGAGGAATGATGTCCAGAACCCTTTTAATTGGTGATGAAGTTACTTTACCAGCTACGGCTGGTGCTGCTACCTCTTTGACTCAAGCTTCAGTTGTCAGAATTGTTAATGTTTCTGCTGGTGTCGCTACTGTAACTGTCGATACTGCTATTGGTGCTGGCAACTCAGTTAGCATGACTCTTCCAGCTGGAACAGTAGAGTTTCTTGAAAAGGCTCATAATTCTGTTATTTTTGCCTCTGCGGCAAATGTACTTAAAGCATCTAAAGTAGGATTTACTGCATAAACCAATGAAACTTATCAGAGAAGAAATCGAAAGCGTAGAGGTTATCGTTGAACAACGCAACGGTCAAAAGCACCTCTACATTGAGGGTATCTTCCTTCAGGGAGATATCAAAAATCGCAATGGAAGAATGTATCCTTGCGAAACTCTTGCCAAAGAGGTCGGTCGTTACAACGAGAACTTCGTTCAAAAGGGTCGTGCTCTTGGTGAACTCGGTCACCCCGATGGTCCTTCCATCAACTTAGACCGTGTTTCTCACAAGATTACTTCTCTGAGACAGGAAGGCACTAACTTTATTGGTAGAGCACAGATTCTGTCTACCCCTATGGGTAACATTGCCAAGTCTCTTCTTGACGAAGGGGTAAAACTTGGTGTTTCTTCCAGAGGCATGGGTTCTCTGAGAGAAGACCGTAATGGTATCAAGGTTGTCGGTGAAGACTTTATGCTTGCCACTGCTGCCGATATCGTTGCTGATCCTTCCGCACCTGACGCATTTGTCAATGGCATTATGGAAGGTAAAGAGTGGGTATGGGACGGTGGAATTCTCCGTGAAAAATATGCAGAGAAGACATACAAGACTATTAATACACTCGTCGATCAAAGAAGACTTGAAGAGAACAAGTTGAAGTTATGGAATAACTTCTTATCAAATCTCTGAATTAATAAATAAATACAGATTATCACTAGATCAATCAATCGGAGAAATCGAAAAATGTCCGCTGGTAAAGATTTACAAGAAATGGAAAATCCCGTAACAAGGGGTGCGAAAGCCGCTGAGCCAATGGATTCCTCTAAGAAAGCATCTTATACTGCTGCTCAAGGCACAGTAGAAGATCTTGGAGGACCCACCCCTGAGAACTATAAGCCCGATGATATGTCGGCTGCCCTGAAGGCTCCTTCTCTGGCAACAGTTAAGGATATCGTTAACAAGGGTGCGAAACCTGCTGAACCAATGCCTAAGGCTCCTAAGTATGCTGAGGAGACTGAGGTTGAGGAAGAAGGTCAGGAAGTTGTTGCGGAGTCCGAAACTGAGGAAGAGGTCCAAGTCAACGTTGAGGAAGACCTTGCTGCTCTGTTCGGTGGTGAAGAACTCTCTGAAGAGTTCCAAGAAAAAGCAAAGACAATTTTCGAAGCTGCTCTGACTGCTAAGATTGGTGAAATCCAAGAAGCTCTTGCTGCTGAGTATGAGCAGGCTCTCTCCGAGAACCTGGTCGAAGTTAAGGCAGAGCTCGTAGAAAGACTCGATTCTTATCTTGAGTACGTTGCCGATGAGTGGCTGACCGAGAATGCTATCGAAGTCGAGCATGGTCTGAAGACCGAAATGACCGAATCGTTCCTGCAAGGAATGAAGGGTCTCTTTGAAGATCATTATGTTTCCATCCCTGATGATAAGTATGATGTTCTTGAGAGCATGGTAGATAAACTTGATGAAATGGAAAATAAACTCAACCTGCAAGTTGAGAAGAATATTTCCCTCACTAACAGACTGGCTGAAGCTACTGCCGAAGGAATCTTTGGTAAAGTAACTGAAGGTCTGGCTGATACACAGAAGGAAAAACTTGCTTCTCTGGCTGAAGGTGTTGAGTTTGCGGGTGAAGAAGAATACCGTGGTAAGTTAGAAACTCTTAGAGAATCGTATTTCCCTTCTGCTAAGAGTGCAAACGTAAAATCTTCTGAAACACTGTCGGAGGGTGTAAGTGATCCTGAGCCAGAGGTTTCCTCTGATGCCATGGCTGCTTACATGAGAGCCCTTTCGATTAAAAACTGATCATAAATTGTAAACCACAAACTTAACTCTAAAGAGAACAATGTTTAATTCCGAAAAGCTTATGGAGAAGTGGGGTCCTCTGCTGAATGCAGAGTCCTGCGATCCTATTAAAGATTCCCACAGAAAGGCTGTTACTGCCGTTCTGCTCGAAAACCAAGAGCGTTTCCTGCGTGAGCAATCTGCCTTCGAAAACGGTGGAATGCTGACTGAGGCACCTACCAACTCTGCTAATGCTGCTGGTGCCTCTGGTGGATTCGGTGGTGGTGCTGCTGCCGCTGGTCCTGTTGCTGGTTTCGACCCCGTTCTGATCTCCCTGATCAGACGTTCTATGCCCAACCTGGTTGCTTATGACCTGGCAGGTGTTCAGCCAATGAACGGTCCTACTGGACTGATCTTTGCAATGCGTTCCCGCTACACCAACCAGTCTGGCACCGAAGCTCTGTTCGACGAGCCCGATACCGCATTCTCCTCCACCAGAGACTTTGCTTCTGGCAGAACTGGTGGTAACTACTCTGGTCAGGTCCCTGACGGTCCTCTGGTCGGTTTCGGTACAACTGGTGATGTTCGTGGCACCAACCCCTCCGTCCTGTCTGGTGCAGGCACCACAACTGGCATTGGTACTCAGTACAATGTTGGTCAGGGTATGGAGACTGGTGATGCTGAAGCTCTGGGCGACGGCACCAACGAAGACTTCAACCAGATGGCTTTCTCGATCGAGAAAGTTACCGTTACTGCTAAGTCCCGTGCTCTGAAGGCTGAGTACTCCCTGGAACTGGCACAAGACCTTCGTGCTATCCACGGTCTGAATGCCGAAGCCGAACTGGCAAACATCCTCAGCACTGAGATTCTTGCTGAGATCAACCGTGAAGTCATCAGAACCATCTATAAGGTTGCTGAGAACGGTGCTCAGGCAAACGTTGCCACCGCAGGTACATTCGACCTGGACGTTGACTCCAATGGTCGTTGGTCCGTTGAGAAGTTCAAGGGTCTGCTGTTCCAAATCGAGAGAGATGCCAACCGCATCGCACAAAGAACTCGTAGAGGGAAGGGCAACATCATCCTGACTTCTGCTGACGTTGCTTCTGCTCTGACCATGGCTGGTGTACTTGATTACACCCCTGCCCTGAACGCAAACCTGAACGTTGATGACACTGGCAACACCTTTGCTGGAACCATCAACGGTAAGTACAGAGTTTACATCGATCCCTTTGCTGCTAACTCTGCTGCTAACCAGTACTACGTCGTTGGATACAAGGGTTCTTCCCCCTACGATGCTGGTCTGTTCTACTGCCCCTACGTTCCCCTG